GAGTGTTCTGGTAGCCATTTAGTATTTATCTCAAATACCAAGGTGTTTTTCTGTGATAACTTGAAATTCCCAACCGTGGTCTTTGCAAAATTCGGTTGCTGCTTTCCACTTGGATTGGTTGACGATGTAAGTTGCCGCCTCTTGGATATAGCGTTTAGTCTTACGTTTTTGAGTTGGAGGTCTAGTCTGTGCATCCGGTTTGACTTCAATCACAAATGTTTTAATTATGCCATTCTTTTGTCGGATTTTGGCCACAAAGTCTGGAAAGTATCGATGCTTCTTATTGTCAACCGGACTCCAATATGGAATGAACAACTCCTCGGAACCCCACCAGATAACGTCAGGATGGTCATCTAAATATTTCATAACTTTGACTTCCCACGATGACCTATAGATGATGTTGGTTGCATCACCTTTGTATTTTTGTGGGTTTTGTGGCGTAAATTTACCTTTATATGACATAAATACTATCTAGTTAACCTAATCGGGACCACCATGGCATTTTTCGGACTTAGCGATATTAAAATTAATCAAGAACCAAAACGTTCTGGTCCGCTTTTCAAGTTAGAAGAAAGTGCATTTAAAACAGACACTTTTAAGTATCCAATCGATGTTGGTAGTGCAGACAAGGGACATTATGTAATGTTTTTCTGTCACGGCAAGTATGATAGTCTTGCGCCAGTCAATAACGGTTCTCAACTTCCATCAAACGCTAAAACTGACAGATTTGTTGCGGGTGGTTTTGCCGACCAGATCAATAATAAAATAAACAGTTTGGTAACAAAAGGCGAAGATATACTTAATCAAGGTTTGTCTAAACTAAAAGGCACTGGAAATGTTGGAGCAAAAGTAGGAAATGCTTTGGACAATTTTGCTAATTCAGGAAATATACAGAGTAAAGCAAGACAGACCGTAAATCAAAATATTCAAAATAAACTATCAGATATTACACAGTCTAACGAAAAGTTTAATAAAAAAGGTCCAGGCGAAAGAACCGAAGATGTTATAGCACTTTATATGCCAGACACAATCGCATTTAGTAGTCAACAAGCATATGATTCTCTACGTCCAGGTAATGAATTTACTGGTCAAATACTTGCTGGCGGTAGTGAAACTATGTCAAGTATCAAAAGTGCTATAGATAACAATAGCGGATTTGCAAACAAATTTGGCGCTGCCGCAAATGAAGTTATGGCTTCAGCACCTGGAAAAATGGCAGCACAAAAACTTGCTGGTAAAGTTGGACTTGGAGATGATTCAACTCGATCAATATTATTTGGTGGCGGTAAAGCGGTTATCAATCCAATGTTGGAATTGATATACTCTTCTCCAGACTTTCGTTCATTCCAATTTGAATTCTTCTTCTATCCTAGAAGTAGAGATGAGGCAAAAGAAGTACAAAAAATCATTCAACTGTTTAGATATCATCAAGCACCTGATGGTGGCGGTGGTCTTTTAATACCTCCAACAAATTTTGGCATAAAATTTTATTATGCAGGTAAAGAGAATCCAAACTTACCTATGATATTAAATTGCGTTTTGGAATCTATGGATGTAAACTACGCACCAAACGGATTCTCAACATATGAAGTATATGGTGAAAATGCGCCATCTCTCGGTGGAACCGGTATGCCAGTTGGAATGCAATTGACTTTAAACTTTAAAGAAACTCAATACATCACAAAAGATACTATTCGTCAAGAATCTGGTCTTAGAGGTTTAAATAAACCTAACGATTATAACTGGTCACGATAATGGCTAACTTTTTTAATCACTATCCTTCAACGTACTATTCAAACGAAAACAATCCATCAAGTTTGGATGTTGTTACCAATATTATTGCACGATTTGGTTTTCAATCTGATGTGAAAGATAATACTTCATCATTTTACAAATACCAAATTAAAGATTCGGATACACCTGAAATTATTGCTTCAAAAATTTATTCTGATCCAGAAAAACATTGGATAGTGTTATTGTTCAATAATATTATTGATCCGCAATATGATTGGCCGCTAGACCAGAGGACTTTAATAACACATATTAACGACAAATATTCTGCAAATGGTGCTACACATTCACCATATCAAACAGGAATTCAGTGGGCACAAGATGCAGGTAATGTCAAAGCGTTTTATAAAACTGTTACTAGATTAAGTTCTAAAGCAACTAAAAATCAAAGCGTAGAAAAAATAGAAATTGATGAAGTAACTCATACTAATTTACCTGTAACAACTACAACATATACCTTGCAAGATGGTAGTAGAATTACGGAAACAATTAGCAAAACAACTCAGACTTATTATGATTATGAAATTGATTTGAATGAAAGTAAACGAAATATAAAATTATTAAAACCTGAATATGTTGATTCCGTTTTTGAAGAATTTAAGGATATAATTAATCCGTCATGATAAATAATTTTCCTTTACCTAATGCATCCTCATTTAAAGTTAAACAGATGAGCATTGTGACTAAAGGTGGTCCAATTGATATTACCAATTTGTTTTTAGAATTGAATATACACGATTCTCTTTTTCTGCCTACAATGTCTGGTAGTGTGGTAATTAGGGAAGCGGTAGGACTTTCTGGCAAACTTGCATTTGATGGTTCGGAAGTCTTGGCTATACATATTGAGAAATCGAAAGGTTCAGATATTGCTGCCTTTAAGAAGGCATTTCGTATATACAAACAGTCGGCAAGAACAAATATTAATGGTAGTAGTGAATCTTATATTATACATTTTTGTTCCGATGAATTTCTTTTTTCGTTTCAACAAAGAGTTAATCAGAGTTATGAATCAACTTATTCAGATGTTGCTGGTAAAATATTATCAAATTATTTAAAAGTTGTTCCAAGCGATGTTGGTATAATCGATTCATCGTCTGGTATAAAGAAAATTGTTGTACCTAATTTAACTCCGCTGGAAGCAATTGAATGGTGTGCTAAAAGAGCAGTTGATAATAAGAACTCACCTAATTTTGTATTCTACCGTAATAGTACAGGATTTAATTTTGAGTCTCTTTCAAATCTGTTAGTTAGAGATACCATATTAGATATCAGATTTGAAGCAAAGAATCAAGATAAAAGTAATCTTGAAGAATTAAGTGCCGCTAGACATTTTGAACCTATTGTTCAAAATGATTCTATAGGTGCCATTATGAATGGTGTTAATGCAGGAACATTTATTGGATTTGATCCAATGACTAGAAACTTTGGTGCGAAGTCTTTAAACTTTTCCGATCAATATGAAAAAATGGATCACGCAAACAAAGGTGCTAAATTAACTGAAGTTGTTAATAGAGATGGAACATCAACGTTGACAACATTTGATTCTCGAAAAGTTGTTAGTCTTTTTGGTTCAACTAGAAAAGACAGTGCATATATTAAAGCAAATGATCCAACTTCGCTTTCCAAAGTTGAAAATCAGCAAGATTATATTTTTCAAAGAAAAGCATTATTGACTAATCTAACTAATTCAAGAATCAAACTTGTTATGCCAGGCAATTTTCATCTAACATCAGGATTCAATGTTAATCTTGCCGCACCAGGATTTCAAAAACAAAAGAAAGGTGCTGAGAAAGATTTATCTGTTGATGGTAAATATTTGATCATTGCATCAAGACACATTATCACATATAATAAACACGAAACGGTAATTGAGATTGCTAGAGATTCTACAAACGATAAGAGTACATATGTTAGTAGTCCAGATCAGAATCGTATGCTGCAAGGATTTACAATATAATGGATGATCAAAGAGGTGACTTTGCTGGTAAGAACGGCTTTGTTTGGTGGACAGGTGTTGTTGAAGATCGACAAGATCCGTTGAAGATGGGACGGTGCCGTGTTCGTTGCGTTGGTTGGCATAATACAAACAAGATGCAATTACCGACAGCATCATTACCGTGGGCGATGCCAAGTATACCAGTAAATACCAATGTTGTTTATACACCTAGAGAAGGTGACATGGTGTTTGGGTTCTTCATTGATGGTGAGAATGCACAAGAACCAGTTATGCTTGGTGTGTTTCCAGGTATACCTTTAAAAGCAGGAAATGCTCAAGACGCATTTAGTGATCCTAGAACAAGTGGTGAATTGTCTGCTGCACCAGTTAAACCAACGGAGTCGGCAACAACTTATCCACGTAAATTAGATGAACCTACAACATCACGTTTGGCTAGAAATGATTCTAAGTATCCATCTGAAATTGTAGCAGCAAAAAAAACAAAGAAGGCAACCAAAGTAGAACCCGATTCATACTATGCTGCCAAGTATCCATACAATCATGTC